ATGATGAATTTAGCCGTGAAAGCTTGGGAAGATAAAGCCGTGGCGGTGGGCGCAGACATGGCGGCCGCGCCAGCGGACGGCAAGGCTGCGACAAACGCCGAAGGCTGCCCCCCTAGGCTAATAGGGGGGGAGCAAAATAAAACCCCTAATCCGAAGGGTGCGGAAAAATCGGATGACCAAGATTTTGAGTTTGAATATTTCAGCCATTTCGTATCGGATGGAAAAGGCAAATTCATCGAAATACCGTTAAGACGTGGAAGGGATGACGGCGCATTTATTGACCAAATCACTTTCACAATTCACGAAGACAGTTTGCCGAAAGTAACAGGTAAAGGATTGGTATCCGATACTGAATTTGTTGTGAAGTATAGCGAGCTGTTAGAAGAAATTTTAGGTTTTGGCATTACTCAAAAACTACCGTTCAAAGGAAAGTTTTTCTATAAAAGCTGTTACCAACTAGGCCCGGATAACGTTGAATACGGCAAGGTTCATTATGGCGGTCAGCGTGAAACAATGTTGGTTGAATTGAATGGTACAGGTTGTCAGGCTGCTATACCCGGTTGGGAGAACCGACTGTATGAGTTTTTAAGTAAGTGCATACGTCCAAAAATTACCCGTGTTGATGTAGCTCATGATTTTTTCAACGGTGAATACACACCCGATCAGGCATTACTTGATCATGATAACGGTCATTTTGACGTTCATAACATGAGGCCAAAAAGCGAATGCCGCGGTACTGCATGGCGCAATGATGATGGTAGCGGCAAAACCTTTTATGTAGGCAAACGCGGAAATTCTAAATTTACCCGTGTTTATGAGAAAGGAAAACAATTTGGCGATGTCAACAGTCCTTGGGTCAGGTTTGAAACTGAATTTCGGGCTGGCGATATAGAAATTCCCTTAGATGTTTTGCTTTATCCCGGTTCGTATCTTGGTGGTGCTTATCCGATATGTACGGCGATATTCAAAACAGAAGCTAAGCGTATGGACGCCAAGACAGAAACAGTAAATTTATCTTTCGATCACAAACTGTTTCATGCAAGGAATCAAGTCGGCAAGATGGTTAATTTCCTCCGCGATATAGGGTGGGACGATAGCAGGATAGTTGATGAGCTGGTGAAAGGCATTGAAGGTTATCCCAAAGGTTTACAACCTGAACAATACGATTGTAGAGATCAGACACAAAAGATCCAGTATATACACGAAGAGCAAAAAGCAATTGATGATTTGAACATGCAAACATTACTTGATGATTTGCTTGATGAGAAAGAAACCGCATTCCCACAAGACAGGGAAAAACAACACATTAAAGACATCGAACTCGAAGAGAAAATTATTTCAAATTTTTTAAACAGTAAAGGAAATTCAAATGTTTGAGCAAAGCCAAGTAACCACATATTCAGCAACCCTGCTGGGAGCAAAACAATTTAAAGGCGAAATCGACGGTAACAAAATCGATTCTTGCACAGTTTTGGTAGCCAGCCCAATGCCGGCAAACGGTAATTCCGTAGGTTTTACCGCAGCAAGCATGAAATTTGGCGATAGCCATAATTTCGAGAAGCTGAAAAATCTCAAATTTCCATGCGCGGTTGATGTAACCGTCGCCATGGAATCAACAGGGAAAGGTCTTGTTCCTAAATTGCTTGATTTCCAAGTTAAAGGCGCAACGCCAAAAGCCTAAGAAAGGCTGAATCATGAGTAAGTATCAGCAAAAATTTATTGTTCAAGAACTTGAAAATCATGAATTCATTTATCCCGATCCATTCGGCGATATTGGCTTTACGCCTAATATCAAATCTGCCGGGCAATATGAAAGCTATGAAGATGCTTTCAGTTCAGCGATTGAAGAAATAGGCGGAGAATTTTTAATTTTCAGTTTTTATACAAAAGAAGATTAAGTTTAAGAGGCTCGGCGGGCGGTCTCTAAAACCTTCACATAGCCCGCAAACACATTTTTTAAACATTTCGTAAAGGAAAACATCATGAAATTGATGAACACTTGCCGTAAATACGGCGCAAAACTGGCCGTTGTTGCCGCTGCTCCTTTGGCTCTGGCTACTCAAGCATGGGCTGAAGTACCTGAAAGTGTGAAAACCGACTTGGCCACTGCAAAAACAGATGCATTGTCCGTTGCCGCCATCGTACTGGGTATTATCGCTTCAATCTTCGCTATCCAGCTGATCCGCCGCGTATTGCGTTAATTTGAAGCACATTTCAGACGACCCCTTAAAGGTCGTCTGAATATTAATTGATATGAGAATCTAAATAATGGGCTACCAAGTCGGAAATAATTGTTATGTAACCCTTCAGGATGCCGAAAACGTTTATTTCAGTTTAGTGCCTCCTAAAATTGGCGATGACGGAAAGCTGTATCAGCTTAATTTTACAAAGTTTGGCTGGAAATATGGGGAACAGATTTTAAAAGCTGAATTGCCTGAGTGTAACCCGATAGACAGCATGAAGGACGGATCCTATATAGGCTGGTCAGTAGTTGCCATTATGGCAGCCGTTTGGGGTATTAGGTTGATATGGCAGAAATTGAGATAGAACTATGATGGACTTTTATTTTTATCTTGGTGTGTTTGTTCCGGTCGTGGTGGGCTGGATGATTTTTAAATAGGTAATGATATGGAAGATGATTTTGAGTATGAACAAGGAGCTAGTTATGGCGGGGCAGATTATGGCTTCGGTGACTTTATGGAGCATGACACCGAACATGAAACGCACGAAGAGTATATGGATAGGGTTTGGTCAGATGGTTATGACCAACATCAGGATTATTTAATTTTTCTGATTGATGCCGGTCTTATGCCCGAAGACAGTACGGTTGAAGACATGATAGCAAGTGGTTATGGTTCGTTTTAATGAAGAAGCGATATAATCTAACTTTCAGCAAACATTACGAAAGTTATTATTATGCTTCTTAGAAATGAAAAAGATTTTTTCTATATCTCTGAATTTGAATTGGATGAGTTATCTAAATTCTATTTAGATAAACCTTTATCTTATGTTTTTTATTTATTTTTAAAAGAAACTGAATATTTAAAAAAATTCTCAATGAATAAGTGTATGAATTTTTATAATAGAATTGTTTTTGAGAAATCCTGTTTTGAAATTCTATTTAAAGATGATTCAGTTTTCAGTATAGGAAATGGCGAAATAAATGTTACGGGGTTTAATAATAATTTTTCTGTTTGTATTCAGCTTTAATTCTTATGCTACAGATTTACAGGTTAGAAACGGGAAGCTAAGTTATCCGTTAACTAAGGAATTTAATGAAAATGGCTTTAGAGCATGGAAAGTAATAGGCGGTGGTATAGAGCAGGAATATCAAGCTAGATTTGATAAAAGTTTACATGTAAGAGATGTATCAACAGGTTTTAGATCCGCCTCAACTGTACCTGTAACGTTAGAAGCCAGAGTATCCCGAAAAGCCGTCCTTTCAGGCGCATTTGGCCTGGTAAAAGCAGGCGCAAAACTTGGTATAAAAGCTGTTCCTTATGTTGGTGCTGCTTCATATGCTTATGATGCCTATCAAGTTGTTAAATCTGAACTTGAATTTGAAGGCTACAAATGGAATGAAGCTAGCGAAGAATTCCTGAAAGAATGGCCGGCTAGAAACTGTATTTGGGTTAGAGGCAAATACGATGAAGTACAAAAAGTATCATGCTATGGCGTAGATAGTTCTGTTTTAAGTGCTTACAGAAAAGGCGGTAAAAGCCAACGCGAAGCGGAAGAACTTATGAAAGGCCAAATGGAAAAACTAGCTGGCCCTTTTTGGGAAAAACGTAAAAAGGAACTTGATAAAGATTCAGGATCAAAATTTTGGGAATATTTCCATTTAGATGAATGTCGATTCGATTTAAATGGGGGTAATTGTTCAGTTAAAAGAGGTAGTGACGGCAGAAGTCCAATTTCATTTACTTTAAGCATGAGAGACACGGAAATTCTAGACAATGAAAAATTCCTTCAACTCTTTACCTCATTTATTGACGCAAACCCTAGGCCATTTGTAGAAGGCACGGGCAAACCTGAATATCAAGAAAATATTAAAGTTCCTGCCGGTACTGTTGTAACCATTGGCCCTGTTACTCCCGAAAACGGCAAACCGGTTCAAATTACTATTACTTTCGGTCAAGATTCAAACGGCAATACAACGGCAGAAGTCGCAACTACTCAACGCCCTGATTTGACACCGGGCGGATCTGAAGCACCCAATACAAAGCCTGATCCAGATCCTTCGCCTAATCCTGATGGCAAGCCTGATAAAAAGCCAGATGATAAACCCGATCCAGATGGTAATCCTGATAAACGTCCGGATGATAAACCTGATTCCGACGATGATCCATCTGATAAAGATAAAAGAAAAGAAGATAAAAAAGATGACAAGAAAGAAGAATCTAAAGGGTTACTTTGTAATGTTTTCCCTGACATATTAGCTTGTTCAGAAAAAGGCGATGTAGAGGAACAAGAAGAACCTTTCAAAATTCCTCATACAAATAACGATACAACATTTAGCCCTGATTTCTTCCTACCCGATAATGGTGTTTGCCCTGCTCCAAGAACTGCAACCTATTTGGGCATAACCATGGAATTTAAATATGACATGATTTGTAATTTTGCCGAAATGATCCGATTCCTTGTGATTGGTATCGCTGCGGTAGTAGCAGCATATATCATGTTTTCAAGTAGAAAGGACTAAAGCATGAAAGCAGCGTTTTTCGCCATATTACAAAGGCTATTAACCTATATTGTTGCAAAAGTATTTATTGCCCTTGGCATTAGTTTTGTAACTTATACAGGTTTTACAGTTGGATTAGGTTTTATAAAAGACTACGTAAAAAATCAGTTCAACTCAATGCCATCAGACATTCTTCAAATTGTCATGATGGCAGGTTTCGGCCATGCATTAGGTCTGATATTCGGTGCATTTGCATTTAACGTTGCCATGCAAAGTATCAGCAAACTGTCTTTTATTCCAGGGGGAAAAGCTAAATGATTATTTTACAAACAGGAGTTCCAGGTAGCGGAAAAACTAGTTCTGTCGTCAATATGCTGATGACAGACGAAAGCTACACACATTTTACTGATAAAGACGGCGTAAAGAAAAAACGTCCATTGTTCGTCAACGGCATTCCTGAATTGAAGATAGAACATGAAGAACTTACAGATGAACAAATTAAAGAAAAGCCATTTCAAGATTTTCTCCCTTATGGCTCGCTCGTCATCATAGATGAAGCGCAAAGGCTGATGGGCACACGTTCAGCCGCTTCAAAAGTACCTCCATTTATAGAAGCTTTGGCATTACATCGACATCATGGTTTAGATATTGTGCTGATTACTCAACATCCAAGTTTTCTTGATAGCTTCGTAAGAAAGCTTGTTCAACGTCATATGCATGTATCGATTAAGCCGGTAGGACGCAAACTCTATGAATGGAATGAATGTGTAGATCAGCCTGATAGCAGTGTGAATATCGCTAGGGCAATAGAAAGAACGTTTGTAGTTCCTAAAAAGTCTTTTGGCATGTACAAGTCTGCCGAAGTGCATACTAAGCCTAAACGTCGCATTCCCAAAAGCCTGATATTTGTTGTCCTGTTTATTCCCCTTTTAATAGGCTTCACGCTTTACACGATAAACAACATGAGTAAACGATTCAGCGCGGACGAACAGCAAACAACGTCAACAATAGCCGCATCCGATGTAGATGGTACAGAACCGAAAACCAGCCCTGCGACTACCGATATAGGGCAAAATCTAAAACCTGAAGACTTTGTTCCCACGCTAGCCGAAAAGCCTGAAAGCAAACCCATTTATGACAATGTACGCCAAGTCAAAACGTTTGAGTATCCTGTCGGTTGTGTCGATGGCGGTAAAAGCGGTTGTACCTGCTATTCGTCTCAAGGTACACCTTTAAAAGAAATAACTAAAGCCATGTGCAAAGACTACGTCAAAAACGGCTTGCCGTTTAACCCGTACAAGGACGAGCAGCAAACCGCGCAACAGCCACAAACAGCACCGCAGACATCCTACACGCCTGAAAATGGTCAAGTGCTTACAATGGGCGGTAAAAGCCCTCAAAACCTGATGTATGACGGCTATGTTGAAGCAGGCGAAACAACCGGATTCCAAAACGGTGCAAAGGTCGGCAGTTAAGAGATATTTATTTAATTGTTGATGTAGCCTAAGCGGAATCAACGGTTAAATAAATATCAACGGGGTGCGGGAACTCCCGCCTTTTTGAAGTTGGGTAAATTAAATTGAAACCTGTAAATCGTTTTAATTAAGGCGGTTTACAGGTTTTTGTTTAAGCGCAAAACAAAAGCCTGGGCGGTTTAGACAGTAAAACGGCCAAAGTCGAAGCTGTAAAGCAGAAATGTCGAACCGTCCAATTACCTTAAAGATTGAATATCATCATAGCCATTTCAGGCTGAATAAATAAGGAAAATGAAAAATGAATGTAATAGGGTTGGACGTATCGAAAGACACGATAGACGCAACGTTGATTAAAACTAAAGGAAGCAAAGACTATATAAAAATATCCAATAGTACAGAAGGATTTGAGAATCTGATTAATTGGATAAAAACAAAACGAATTAGAAAAATTGCCATAAGTATGGAAGCAACGGGCATTTATTACGAACAGGCGGCTGAATATTTGAGCGCACTATACACCGTTTATGTTATTAATCCCTTGAAAATAAAAGAATACGCAAAAAGTCAGTTCAGCCATACCAAAACAGACAAAGCAGATTCAAAACTTATTGCCGAATTTGCAAATCGACACTTAGACAAACTGACACCGTTTAGGCCGTCTGAAAATCCCATACTCTATAAGCTGGTTAATCTGCTTCAACAACTAAAGGAACAGCAAAAAGAAACACAAAACAGATTGCATACCGCAAAAGACATCTACATAAAATCAACCCATGAAGCAATCATAGAACTGCTTGAAGAAAAAATAGATCAGACATCAAAGCGAATAGAAGGCATGATAAAACAGAAAGAAAGTCTAAATATCGAATATCAAAACCTGCAAACCATTCCGGCAATAGGAAAAGAAACCGCAGTGATCCTACTAAGACACCTGACAGATAAAAATTTTGAAACAGCAAATAAATTTGTAGCCTTTGCTGGTCTAAGTCCAAAAATTGAACAATCAGGGACAAGTATCAATAAAAAAGGCAGATTGAGCCGATACGGACACCGCCAATTAAAACGCGCCTTTTTTATGCCTGCCCTTGTTGCCTACCGCATGAATGCATTTCCTCAACTTGTCAGAAATTTGGAAGCGGCAAAAAAGCCTAAGATGATAATCATCGTTGCACTAATGCGGAAATTGGCAAAAATCGCCTTTTATATATACAAGACTAAAAAGCCGTTTGATAAAGCGCGACATCAGACGGTTTAA